TGCTAGGTTTCAGTCAACTGCAGAAGCTGGTCAAACTACATCTCAACCTCAAGCGATAAATACATAGTTTCATTCTTCATTTAAAAAGTCTGTTGCAGCTCATCAATCTGAAAGAGTTACTCAATTTACAGTAGCGTTTGTGATTGTTTCTCAGTCTTTGTTAGCTTTTAAGTCTAATGCTGTTTGTGTTGCTGTAGAAACTGGTTTATCTGCATCTGCTGTATTATCTACATTAGATAGTCCAATATCAGTTTTATCAAGCACTACAGCTCAAGTATCTCAGTTTACTGAGTCTACTGCATTTACTTCTGCACCTGGGTTAATTCAAGCAAGCTTAGATTTCTCTGCATCTGTGTAATCGTTTTCTGATAGTCATTTTCAAGCAACTTTATCTTCTTTGGTTGCTAGTTCAGCTACTGTATCAAGTGGAAGGTTTGAATCTTCTAGTTTAGCTCCTCCGATGATTGTGCTGAATGGTATTCTTTCTAGTGACATAGTTGATTATTTATTTATTTGGTGTAGGGTTTTTGTATGAATATAATGTCTTGGATAATATTAATCGGTATTTCAATTATACTTCCAACAATTTGAGCTATATTTTTTTCTTTGGTTATTTTGTATTTAATATTAAAGTAATTATTCAGATAACTCTGCTGTTACTCATCAAACTATTCATCAAATTCACGTAGTAGGGATTGCTCAAGGCAATTGTCTTGCTATTCATCTTGCAACAACTTCAGGTTTAGCCACAACTCTTGCTGCAGCTTCTCAAGCTCTTTCTATTAATCATAAAGCTCACGCAGTTCTAGCTCTCTCAATCATTTGTCGAAGTACTCAAACAGCTTCATCAGATCATAAAGTTTCAGTAGCAAATTTAGCAAATACAGCATCTTCAAATAAATCTATTCAAGTTCTTTCTGCTATATCATCAAATAGTTCTTTTAATGCTACATCTCTTTCTGAAAGTACTCTTTTCAATATTGTTTCTGATTTTTCAGCTTCTCATCAAGCAGTTTTAAATATCTTTTTTTGAAGTGTAACCACTTTAGAAAACTCTTCGTTTACTTTTCAAAGTTCTGGACTGACAGCTCTCTGTTCAGCGTTAATATTTCATCTTATTTGTTCAATTGTTTTTTCAAGTTTATCTTTCTTTAAGATAGCTTTCTCAAAATCTATTTTATCATCAATTATTGCCTTAATATCATCAACCTTATTTATTGTTACTTTTCACTTGGTAAGCTTATTAATTTCATTAGATATTTCTAATAATCTTTTCTTATCTACGTCTCACAGTTTAATTTCTCTACCAGGTATTGCTTTGATTTCTCATTTTGTTGTTATTTTAGCATTAAATCTTTCTTTAATAAGTTTATTGAATTTATTAACAATGTTATTTGTTTTTGATTTTGGGACTAATTTATTTCATATAGCCTTCTTTATTTCTCATACTTTCTTTCAAGCATCTCGTACTTGTTTTGCAATTATTGATTGAGCTTCTTTAACATTAGCTTTTACACTTCCTAATGCTGAAATCTCTCTAGGGTTAAGTGCATTAGCATCTGCTTGTTTTAAGAAATTATCTAATTTAATAGCTCTTTGTGGTTGTGTAATTCAAGATTTAATAAATTTAGCTTGTTCAGCAGCAGATAATCAAGTTGTAGGATTAATTACGCTTTCAAGTCATTCATCAATTCAAGCAAATTTCTTTTGAAGATTCCCAAATACTTTTCAAGCACTAGCTAATCATTTGCCAAGAAGTCATCAAGCTAATCAACCAATTGCTGTTTCTACTGGAGTTGCAAGTTCTCATCTTGCTGAGATTGCAGCAGCTTGTGTTCAAAGTGCAGCTTGTGCAGCTCACGCAATGAAAGGAGCTTTAGCAGCCAGAGCTGGAGCAGCTCAAGGAATTGCAACAGCAGGTGCTGTTTCAGCAGCAATTTCTCATAATGCAGTTAAAGGTCATTCTTTAATTTCTAATTGCTCTTGTAGCTTTTGTTTAACCAGAGTTCAAGCTTCTTTTATTTTAGCTCAAGTTTCCTCATCTACTAATCAAGAAACAAATCCTAATATATTTCAAATAACTTCTGGTGATTTAGAAACAAATCAAGGTCAAAACTCTCATACTCAAGGTATTTGAGATAACAATGCAGCTCAAGGTCAAGTAGCAAATTGTGCAGCTGTTTTTATTCAAGTTTGAATAGCAGGTTCAATTATTTCAGTAGGCTCTGCTTCAACTTTAGTTAATTCTTCTATCTTTCATTGGAAGATTTCAGGATAAAACTTAGCATCTTGCTCTTGAGGCATTCAGTTTGATACATCAGCTTGATATTGAGAGAATATTTTTTTCTCTTCTGTAAGTTCTGGATAAAACTTATCAAATTGATCAGAAGGCATTCACCCTCTAATATCTAATGCAGCTTGTCCTCTAATAGTATTTAAATCTATCATTCTTTTTTATTATTTGATTGTTGCCATCTACCAGATGTGTTATTAGTCCATCTTCAAGGATTTATTACTTTTTCAGCAGTTTCTCAAAATGCTTCTTCCCATTGTCTTTGTCAAGAAGGTCACATTTTAACAAATTTACCTTTAGTTGCTGTTTCTCTAGCTTTTTTCTTATCTTGTAAAGATTTTTCATCATCTCAAGCTCTAGGAAAGTTTGCAGTACCTTTGTTTAAATATTCTCAAACATTAATTGCTGCTCAAGATTCTTCTCTTAGTGCTGCCTCAATCCATCTAACTTCACTTAATATTGCCCTTCTAACTTCTACATTTTCAGTAGCTCTATTGATAATTTCTTGTGTCATCGGAGATTCAGTATCTTTAATTTTTTGAGAAATATAATTAATTGCATCTGCAAAATCTTCTGTGTCAGTTACTCAAGAAATAATACTATCAAATAATTTATTTTCTTCATTCATTGTAGTAAATGCGTTAAATGCTTTACCTTGAAAATCTGTTAATCATTTAAATGTCTCATCAAATCTTTTTTCTGCAAATGCTATTGCTGCATCTTTAGACAATCATTGTTCTCTAGCTAAATTAAGTGCAGCTTTATAAGTTCACTGTTTAGTTCATTTATCAACTTGAGTAAGTCAAACAAATTCAAAGTGTCAAGCATCTCAAACTGGAAGTGTTTGTTTCCATCAAGCATCTTCTAAGAATGGCTTAACTTTTGCAATGTATTCTTGGTCTGGGAAAATATCTAAAGCTAATCAGTTCTCGTGTTTACTCGAACCTACATTGGCAACTGCTATTCATCTAGCTCTTAATGCTGCTGCTGAGTTATTAGGAGTAGACTGATCAAATTCAATTTGATCTTCTGGATGTTGTCAATTCCATCTACTAATCATTCAAGCAATAGTTGCTGATTGATCTCTGGTAGATGAAGTAGCAACGCCTCAAATCTTAATTTCTCAAATTCCTCATTCAGTAGCTAAATTATTAGCCAATGAAAATGCAGTCATAGCTCAAGAATCAAGAGTTACTTTTCTTCAAGCAAAAGTTTTTGAAATTATTTCTCAAGTGGGTTGAACACTTCTAGTTTGTCAAGGAACAAAATCATCGAAATCTATCTTTTCTAATTCTACTTTTGTCTTAGCTTCTATTCAAGAAATCTCAGCATTATACTTCCTTTTCTTTTCAGCCAGAAGAGGATCATCATCTTTCATATTCATTATTTCCTCTTTTTGTTTAGCTAAAAGAGATAGTTCTCAAGGTGTGTAAGAACTTCATTCTGCAAAACTAGTAAGTTGTTCAGAAGTCCATCAAGTAAGCAATCAAGTATTTAATGCGTCTGTAACTTTAGTATCTGATGCTTTAGTAGTTGCAATCTTAGTTTTAGCTTCTGCTGTCTTATCAGCTAACTGTAACTTCTCTTGTTGTAATTTAAGTAGTCAAAGGTCTATATTTTGGTCTAGTGCAATTTGAGCTAATTCATCTTCAGATTTACCTAGAAGAGTGTCTCACATTGTTTCTATTACATCTGTAGTAGCTTGTGCCTTAAGATTAAGCTCTTGTTTACGAAGATCTAGCATAGCTCATCTAGCTTGTCTTACTAGTTCTACTCTTCAAGTTCTTAATGCTTCATCAAGTGCAGTTTGTTGTTCTGTAATAGCTTGTTGATTAGCAGTAAACTCTTCGTGGATAATCGCAGCCCTTTCAGTTAAGATTCATTCTACTCATCTTGCTAATGCAACAGTAGGAGCTTCTGCACCTCTTTCAATTCAAGGTCAAGCTGCTTCTATAGCTTTTTTCTTTAATTCTAACTTTCTTCTAGCATCAGCCTTAGTTTTTTCAAGCTTCTTTTCTAGTTCTGTTTTTTCTTCTTCTTGTTTTCTAGCTCAAGCAAGTGTAGATAAAAGAGCTGTTGGGTCTTCAATTCAAGAAATATCCATTCATTCTACTTGTTCAATATCTCATCTAGCAATTAGATTTAAAGCTTCTTGTTCTTTAGAAACTCTTTGTCACCTAAAAGAAACAGATTCTGCTAAATCTTCTTGTATTCACATTGAACACTGCTCAGTAACTGTGTTAAAAGTTCAACCTTTTGCCTCACAAGCTTGTCTTAGTTTAAATATCCTTTGTTGTTCTTTAAAAGCAGCATCAGCTTGTTTTTCCTTAATTCAGGTTTTAAATACTTGTTTTCAAGCTAAACTTCAAGTCCCAAGAGGGTCTCAAGTAACTTGTTGTCTTTTCTTTTGCTCTAAGCTTAATTTAGCTAAGTCTGGTGTAGCTTTCTTAGCTCTTTTTCTAGCTAGGTCTTGTCTTGCCTTTTGTGATTGTGTTAGTGGCATTTAGTTTTGTTTAAGTATAAGGTGTTCTAAATTTATTTTCTTGAATAGTTTTAATTCAAGCTAATAAATAAGTTATTTTATGTTGGTCTGTTGTGTTACATTTTATTGTAACAATCAGCCTTGTTAGACTCGTTATTAGTGTACTAAAACTGTTGAATCCTTGCAAGTTTGCATTTATAATTTTGACTCCTGGTTTTAATACTCCTCTATTATCATAAGTATCAAGGGTTATTTCAAAATCATCTCAAACAAATTCCCCTTTTGCTATTAATTCTTCTAAAGAGAAGATAGTTTTTAATTTTAAAGGAATTTCAAATTTAAACTCAGTAGAAATTGCTGTTCAATCGTCATCAGTTCACTCAAATAAAGTATAGGCTTTTGGAATTTTAGATGAAGAACCATAAATAGTCCCAGAATCCTTTAGGAAGCGTTCTATATTTAATCAGGTGTATTTAGCCCAAGACCTGTTTTTAAGATTGTAAACAAGGATTAAATCGTTATAACCTGTGACTTTTAATCCACAAGTTACTAAGATGTTTCTTTTTTTAATATCGTTTACAATATCACAATTAGTCCAGTCTATTGAATCAACTAAATCTTGTCCTAAATCTTCTGATATGTTAGTTTCTTGAGGTCATCAAGTTACATCTGTTCACATTGCAAGCATTTGCCAAACTCAGGCTTCATTTGTGTAAAATAGTCAGTCTTGTGTTAAGAGTGGGTTTCTTTCTCATCAGAAATCTTGCCTTTCTCTTGAAACAATCTTTTGTACTTGTATAGCCACTCAGGATTCTTCTACGGTGTTTATTTCTATGTGAAAAGCTTTCTTTCAGTTTTCAAACAAGCCTACCACTTCACTATTTAAGATTCATAAATCTTTAAGTTCTCAAAGATTGGAATTTGTAAAACCTCAAGCATCTGTTCTTAACAGTGGCTCATTTGAACTTGTCCAGGTTTCAAAGGCTACTTGTCAAATATCTTTTACTTGGTCTAAAGCTGAATATTTAATCGCTGTATTATCAAGTCCGATATTTCAAGCATAAAGCCTAGCTCAATCTGTGTCAGCAAAAACTAAAAGTCTTTTTGTTTTTTCTGGTGAATTGGAAAGCTCTCAATCTGTTAAATTTTCTGGGTCTTGTTTGTAAATATCATATTTTTGAATTTCTAAATAAGCATAGTCACTATCAGCTGTTCAAGTGTTATTATACCAATATGGTTCAGCGTAAGTTCAATTTACATAATCTATCCTACTAATTATAGTTCATCAAAAATCTCTGTATTGCAAAGTTGAATCTCAAAATCAAGCTAAAAAAGAATCTGCATCATTTGCCGTTGATTCTCAAGAACTTTTTAAAGAAACATCTATTTTATATACAGCAGATGAATCTAACGACAAAGGCGTTTCAAATTCCCATCAGTAAGTTGCATTTAGATTTGACCTATATAGTATTTTAGCTGTCCTGTTAGTTTCTTCATCAAAGCAAATTGAATACAAAACTAAATTTTCATTTCAAGTAAAGGTGGTTCATCTTTTAAATGAAATGAAAATCTGTTCATCACCTCATCAGTGGTCTGCATAACTAGTAATTTGTCAGATGGTTTCATCTGGATCTGTACGATCACCTCAAGAAGCCATTACAAAATATCACACATAGTTTGCTTCATAGGTATTTACTTGATACCATCAACTTCATTCATCTCAATAAAGTTGGATTGTATGTGAAGAGCTATCTTCAACATAGTTACCATTTTTAGGCACTAACACATTACCTACATCGTCATTTTGTATTTCATAATTAAATGTAAGATATTGAATTTTTCAAGTTCAATTTGTAAAATACAAATAATCTCAATATTTAACTCACACAAAGTCAGTATCAGTTGACTCTCAATAACTTCAAACTGTTGTAATTGTATCAGTTGAAATTGTATAATAATAAATAGTATTTTCAGCAGAAAAAACAAAAATATTATCACTAAATTTTTCCAACATTCAAATTTTTCAGCTTACATCAAATAAAATATTCATAACTCTGACTCAATCATCTTCAATAAGTACAGATGAAGTAAGTTCATCATCAGACATTGTTAAAAAGATGTTTGATTCAGAAGGGTTAGAAAATGGTGGGGTTGGTTTTCATAAAGCTGTCCAGTTAACTCAATCTGTCGTATAAATAACTTGTCAAGTCACAAATCAACTTCAAGTGTGTTTAGAAACTGCAAACATTTTACTCCCAACAACTATTGGAGAATATATATCTTTATCGGTAATCATAAAGACTCCCCCAAAGGCATTATCTGTTTGTATATAATCTCAATCTTCTTTGCTAGATATAACTATGTTTCAATTTGTACTACAATCACAATATATACTGCCAGTATACCAATGCTTTTTAACAAATGCACTTGTAGAAAAATTTAATTGATAAATTCAAGTGTTGGTTCATTCAAGCTTACTAGCATATCAATAGGCTCAATTTCAACTAACTGCTACTCAATGCCAAGAGTCAGAACTAGAAACTGAAGAAAAACTTGCTCAAGTGTTAGTGCTTTTTAATAAACTTCAAGATGTAGTTCAGTCAAAAAATCAAGCTAAAATTTCTCCTCAATCATCGCTACAATCAATACTCTCTCAGTAATAAGTGCTTGTGCTTGAAGAGGTGTAAACAGTGGAAAAATTTGCTCCTGAGTCGGTGGACTTAAGAATTGCTGGATAAGAAGTTTCTCAATAACATATTACATAAACAATAGCTCAATCGCTTGAACAGCAAACATCATTTGGGTTTGAATTAGCTGGTAATGTAGAATCATTCCAATTTTCTCAGCTATCGGAACTATATTTTACTTTTCTTACACTAGATTCTTCAGCTACAGCAAATATCTTCTCACCAGTAGAAGATGCAACCAATCAATGTATTTGTCATACTCAAGTTAATTTACTCTCATAATCAAGATTAAATCAAATAAATTCAGTAATTCACTTTCTTGACTCTAAATTTCAATTAGCGTTTAGATTGTAGTTTTCAGAGTTTATTACATTATTACCAGATTGTAGTTCTAGAGCATCTAATAAATTAATACCTCAAGGGCTTCAGGTGTTAGTAGTGACTGTTGTAGTTTGAGGTGTTGCCGATTCTACTTGTACTAAAGTATACATTAAGAATAAATATCATAATTTAAGTCAGGATTGGTTGAATCCTTAGCTGTTTTTAATACCAATTTAGCAATATCTTGAAGATACTTTTGGCTCTCTCTTACTTCTAAAGAGTTATTGTTAGCCCATCAGTGATAAAGCATAGAAATAAGATTTCTAACTATAGGGTTGTTTCTAGCTTTATTATCAATAAGAGTTGCTTCAGTTGTTGTAGAAAGAGTAATAGGTTCGTCAAAGTATCTTACTTCAATAGTTTGACCAGGAAATCCTCTAACAATAATATTTCAATCTTCGTAGTAATATCAGTAGTCTCAAGTTAAATGAATACTAGAGAGCTGCTCTTGTTGGATTCAATTAGAATCTACTGTGTACACTCATTCAATGTTTTGAATGTCTGTAGGTAGTGCAGTACTGTAATTTGTACTATCAGTAGTGATTGAAGTTGAAAGAATATAATCTCAAGGATTGATCTCTACATATTTATCGTAATAATCTAGGTTTAAATCGTTGGCAAAATCAATAAAGTTATCGTCTGAAACATCTGTAAAATCATTGTTTTGTTGATATCTTTCCCATAAAGTTCTAAGCTCAGAAACTAGAAACTTACCACTAGGTGGATTAGTTTCAGGTGTATCGTAATAATCTCAAAATATAGAAAGAGTTGGAGCATCTACTAATAATATTGTATAAGTTCAAGTAACTGTAAAGTTAATATAAATAGCTCAATCTACCCATAAGTCATCAAATTGAAAAATAGGTTTAGAAAAAGTATAAATTTTATTTATTCAATCTATTGCTCAAGTTGGTACTTCATTTGGTATAAATGCCATAATCTTTTTTAATAATCTAAATTGAAAAGCCTAGCTAGGCTAAGCTTTTCTAGTAGGTTACTAAGCTACAGTTGTTCAGTTAGTGATGTCGTAAGTAGCAATTCTTTTATCATTGCTTCATAAAACAGCTCATCCCCAAGCATTTTCCCAAAGTAGGTTTTTAGAGAAAGATTTTTCTCAATCTGTTGTTTTCATTCCAATCATTTGGAAAGGAACATTAACAGCATTAGTTTCCATTGCGAACATTACTCTAGATGCAGTTCAAAGTGCTAAGTTGTCAGCAGACTCTGAAATAACAATGTATCTTCAAGCAGTAAATGCTCAGATGTCAGAAGTGAAAGCTCAAAGATTAACATAAGCTTGTCTTAGTAATTGTCTATCAGCAGCAGAAACATCTATATAAGTTGTAGCTGAAGGAGTTCAAGTTCAATTAACAGCAGCAATTAAATTTGCTTGTGTCGCAGCAGCATCAGCTCAGATAGAAATATCTCAAGCAGCAGCAGCAGATCAAGCAGTTTGGAAAGTAAATACTACTCAGTTAATTGTAATTGTATCAGCATCAGTTGGTAAACCATCAAGAGTGATTTTTTGTTTGTAAGGAAGGTTATTTGTAGAAATAACATTCATTCAAGCAAGCATTCAAGCAAAACCTTTAAGTCTAGCATTTAATCATTTGTCAAATCAGATGTTTAAATCAGAGTTGTTGATAAGTGCTCTTACTGCTGGGTTAATGAATAGGTAAACATTTCAAGCGTCTACATCTACATTAGCTTCTTCAAGCTTTTGAGCTATAGCATTTACTTCGTCAACTACGTCAGTTTTAACTAAAGTTCAAGGAGCAAGATCTTTAATCTTGTTAGTATCGTTAACTCATTTCACTGCAGTAACTGCTGTAAATTGATCGTTAACTACTCTAATTGATTGTGCAATCCTTGCAGCTAAACCATTTTCAAGAGAAAGATTTGATCTAATAAGTTCAATGTCTTTAATCTTTAGGTTTTTCTTAGCTGATTGATCAATAGTTAAATTGTGATCAGCGATAGCCCAATCTGATGAAGTGATGTCTTCTCAAAGTGTAGTTCAAAGCTCCATTTCAAATGAAGGATATTCTTGTACTGTGATGATTTGTCACATTCTTCTTAGCTCACCTTCGTAAGCTCTGTTAGCTAGTGGGAAGATAGAAGCTTTTTTATCAAGCTTTCTAATTACTTCAGCCATTAGCTGTGGTGTTGTTATGATAGTATTTGCCATTTTTAATAGGTTAGTTGGTTAATAGGTTATTTAAGCGTCATTTTACCTTCGTCAACTAGATCCATTACTCTATTATATTCTGCTTGATTCTTGCTTGCAGCAATTTTATCAAGTTCGTCATAAGTAATAATGTTTCAAGTAAAGTTAGGAACTTGTCACGCTTGTGGCATTACTCAAACTGGTTTAGTCTTTGTAGTATTAAGTACAAAGTTTTCAGCCTCTTGTAGTGCAACTAAATTATCATTAACTCAAATAGATTTAAGTTGTTGAAATTTGTCTTTAATTGCTACTTTGTCTTCTGCAGAAATATCTTCAGAAGCTACTAGTCAGTCTAGTTTTTGTTTGAAATAGATTCTGTTCTCTATTTCTTGTACATCCACTGTTTGATTAGATTTAGGCGTTTCCTGTTCTTGTAAGTACCTGTCTCTAATACCTGTCTCAGTCCATTTAAGGTCGTGAGGTAAATTGTCAAAGCTAAAACTTCAATCTTCTTGAAGAACATATTTTTCAAACATACTGTCTTCAATCTGTTTTTGGTTTCTTGCTTTTTCAATTTTTTTGTTTTCTGCTTTTTCAGTGTCTTCTTTCGAAGGCTCTGGTGATTCTGATCAAAAATCATTTGCAGAAATAGTTGGTTGCTCAGCTGTTGGCTGTCAGTCTGGTGTAGACTCACCTGGCTCAACTGGATCAGTGTCTGGAGTTGCATTTTCCAGCTCATCAATTTGGTTGTCGGTAGTGTTCATACGGTTTAGGTATTAAATTAATAAAAAAGACACATTACTGTGTCCTTAGTTAGATACAAGCCACGACAACTTGCACCCAATTAAGGATACATTAAGTGTCGTGTGTCGATGCTGTTAATGTTCTATAAAGTTTCTTCAGGTTTTTCCTTTAGAAAGTCTTTATCATCTATATTTTGTAGGTTTTCTTCTAACTTGTCAAATAGTACCTGTGGAAAGTAAGCAAATCACTTTTTCATTTCATCTCAAGGTAACAAATCTGGGTGAGTATTGTAGAAAAACATTATTCTATCAAACAAAGCCTGAAGCTTTACTCAACCTTTCTTGTAATATTCATAAAAGAACTGTTCATCTCATTGGAAGAAATCAACTTGTCAGTTTTCTGAAAACTCTTTTGTGTTCTTTAAAACTCTATTTAAGTCTTTTTCTCTCATTCTAAGTGTTTAGTTAATGAATCGTAACATCTAAGCATTGCAGATGATAAATCTGTTTTAATATTTCTTCAATCAACTTCTATTCAAGTAAGCTTTAAAAGTTTTTGTACATTATTCTTTTCAGAAACAAAATGTAGATAAGAAGTTTCTGGTCACCAGTACAACCTAAAATCTCTATCAATCTTAATCTTAGGTTTCATTTCCTTAAGGAACTTAGGTAATTTAGATAGTTGCATATTTATATTTTAAGTGCTTTTCATTCTAGCAAAGGTTCTAATTCTCAAACTGGACTTTCTCCAGGTTCTTCTATCTCTCAAGCTTTTGGAGCTTGTGGTTGTGGAGCTTGTGCTTGAATATCTATTCAGAAGGCATTAGCAGATTCTGTCATCAATTGTTCAGCTACATCTGTTCTTCAAATATTCATAAAGTTATTTATGAATCTAGTCTTAATTCTTTCTTCAAATAATGGAGAAGGATAAACACCAGTCTTGGAATCAGTTATAATATCAAAGTCATATTTCTTAAATATTTCTAGCATTTCTCATCTAGTGATCTTAACAGGCTTTCATTCTTCTTCAATTAAAACTTTTTGTCAGTCAATAAGAGCTTCTGGTTTAAATTTAAATGGAGTCTTATCTCATTTCTTGATGTTCTTCTTAAAGATTTCTATGGCATATCTTCAAGCCATTTCATAAGTCTTTGCATTAACTTCGTGGAATTGTTGAATAGCTAGTGAAAGGTTTTGTTCTTCTATTGCTACAGCAGTTGCACTCTTAGAAGCTTCTGAGGCAAATATATCAATATTAATTCAAAAGTTAGCTGCTTCTTGTTTGATGTCTTGTACAATTTGATTGTACTCTGCAATAACAGAATCAGTCTTCATTGATTGAAGTTGAATACTTCATTCTAATCAAGTTCAAACTTCATTGATCACAATAGGAGGTTTTCAATTAGCTCTTAGTGTTTCTGCATCTCTTAACTTTCTTTCTAAGTAAGCTTTCTTATTAGTAGGAGTGTTAAGTAGCATTGTAGGCTCTGCATTCTTACTTGTAACCTTAACAAATTTATTTCTCACAGAAGCAAGAACTTTAGTTGGTTTGTAAAATAAGTGTCAAAGACCTTTGTTTAAGATTCATTTCCCATAAGGTTTACAGATAAAGTGAAGCACTGGAAGATAAGGTTCATAACTAGTGCTATTCCATTTACCAAAAAAGTGTTCGTAATCTTTACCTTCTTTTTCTGTTCAAGGTATCTTACTTGCTCAAGGTCAAGCAATAGTTACTGTCTTAGGATTCTTAGCATCTGAGATGTCAAAACATATTCAAACTTCTACAAGCCTTGATTGCTTAGATTTTTGCTCTGAATTAAAATCTTCATCATTTGATTCATCATCTGATACATTAGAAGGTAGTCTTCAAGTTGTAGCCACTTTTTCAATTCAAGGAAAAACAGACATTGCGTGTGTCAACTCATATTCAGAAACTATCACACATCTTACAACCTTAGTTCAAGATTTAGTTAATAGTTTGTTTCAATAAACATCAAAGAAGATTTGTTTAATGTTCCCTTCTCTAAATTCTGGCATTCAGCTTGTAGCATTTGCACTCATTAAAGAAAAGAAATCTCAGAAAGCTAATTTCTTAAAGAAACCTCACTTAGGTCAAGAAAGCATTTCAGTAAATCACGAGTCTTTTATAATCTCTCTGAAAGCCATTGTAGCAAGGTGATTAATAGCAGGATCTGCTGCATTGTCTACTAGTCTCATATCAATAGGCTTACTCTTTGCAAGCACTATATCCATTATTTGTCCTAAGAATGTAGGACTTAGTTCTTTCTTGTTAATGTCATAAATATCAAGAAGCAAGTCATCAATCTTATCAATGTCTCAGTATTCAGATTGGTATGTATTGTAGTAATCCTGGATAGTATTTAAGAAAGTTCTTACAAGTGGATCTTCTAAATCACTTTTAAAGGCAACTGGTGCTTTTTCTAGTGTAGTTCATTGTTCTAGTTCTTTAGGCATAATGTTTGTTGAGTTGTCAAGTGTATTTTATATAATCCTAAAACTTAAAGCAAGTTACTTATAGTATTCAGTCTAAATCTGCTACTTCTGAGTTATCATCAAAGTAATATTCATCATCATCTCAAAGGTTATTAACTTCTGTTAGCCTTATTGCAGAACAAAGTGAATCTAATAGATCATCGTGTTTTCAATTAGGAAACTTAAGTAATTCTGTTTCAAGCTCTCAAATATTCTCTGTAGATCTACTGTGTAAGATAGTCCTTGCAGAATATCTAGGCTGTAAGATTGATTTAATCCTAGCTTCTTTCTCTCACTGTGGATTTACTTCTTCCATTACAAAGAACTTATCTCTGAGTCTCATTTGCTTTCTGATCTCTAAGGCTAACATCTTTTGATATTGTACCACCTCTACTCATAACCTGTAAGAAGCTCAAGCGTGCTTAAACTTATCACTGGTTGCAAATACTGCATCTATGATTGCATCTGGTTCTTCCTTAAGCTGTTTTACTTCTAAAACATAGATTAGGTTAGATTTAGGATCTATTCAGATAGTTACTAATCAAGTAAAGTCAGCTTCTTGTTTCTTACTAATTGCAGGATCTAAAAAACTAATAATATTGAGTCTTTTGATTACTCACATTTGTTCTGAACTGTTGTAGTATTCAAAGTATTCTTTAATAAATGTTCAGCCTCACTCATTAATTGGATCTCACATATAAAGTGATTGGTAATCTCTTTCTCACATAACATTTCTTTTTCATTGTATAAAATCTAAAGGGAATTTCTCAGGGAATATTGTAGTATCTCCTAATTCCACTGGTATGTTAATAATTTCCCATTCTTTTCATTCCAATTCCATTATCTTACCAAATAAATCATCTTCTCACCATCTAGTCATTACTAGAACTTGAGCTGAGTCTTTATGAAGTCTTGATAGGAATACTGAAGTGTACCAATCCCACACAGCATTTCTTACTGTTAAACTTTCATATTCTTGTCTGTCTTTATGCACATCATCAATTATTCAAAGATCTACTGGTTTTCAAGTTAAACTTCAACCAACTCAAACTGCATTAAAAGTTCATCATTCTTTAAGCTCGTAACTAGTTGCTGTGTTTGATAGCAAATTTATTTCTCATAGGTGTTGAAGTTTTTCCGAATCTACTAATTGTCTAATTTTAGACAAGTGTGATTTAGATAAATCTTGAGAGTAGCTAGCAAGAGCAATATTTAAAGAGTTATCTTTTAAGTGTGCAAATAGAGGAAATCTTTGAGAACTTATAGTGGACTTTCAGTGTTGTGGTGGAACAGAGATCATTAATTTTTTAATCTCTCATTTTAACACTCTTTCTAATCAATCTGTTATTTGTTTATGAAAAGGTTTGAATAAATATCATTTAGTGGGGTGTCAAGAAAAAGGGTCAACATAAGTTGTGAAGTTTTCTAATCTTCTTCTTGCTAACTCTCTTTTTGCTAATTCAATTTTAGCTTCATCTTTAGTTATCATTTCAGATAAGATTTATCAGTTCGTTATCACTCAGTTGAGTTATTGTATTTTTAAGTCCTCAGTCTTTATCAGTAACATTTCATCTGAATAAAGTATATCTCTTAACAGCCGTTTCTTCCCACCTGTTGATGTCTGAATTATTTAGCTTACCTTTCTCTTCTTCTATCCTCCTAAACTTCTCAGACTGAATTAAAGCCATCATATCGAAGTCTCTGTCGGTTAAAGAGATGATACGGTCGTCTTTGGTCGCATTAGGAAGCTCTTTTAAATGTTCTTGAACAGTAGTTTTTCATATTCAAACATTATCTGCTATCTCTCTTTGAGATGCTAAAGGATTAGATAAAACTTCTTTTATTATCTTCCCTCTATTTTTCTGTGCATCATTTCTTTTCTTTATCATAGTTATAAATTAAATGCTTTTTCAATACTCATTCACCTGTAAATCCTAGAGGCTAGGGTATTATATTTTATTCATAATTCTCTACTCCAGTTGGAGAGAGTATTTGTAATTCAATTGTGTGTTATTAACCTATTGTTTCTTTTATTGTTTTGTTGTTCTAAGTTAGTTGCCCACCTACAGTTCTCTTTGCAGTAATTTCAATTTACATCTATTCTATCTATTGTAAGTCATTCTTTATAGCTGTTTCATATATCTCTGTGAAACTCTTCAAAAGTTTTCCATTCACACTCAATTCAACGACCTCAATAAATATTAAATCTTTTATTATTTTTGTTCTCACATCTTTCTTTTATATGGTAATATTTCATATAAATCTTTTCTCTGCTTAATCAGTGTTTTATTCTCCAATCATTCTTAGTCATTTTGTTATTTAGTTATTAGTGACTGTGCAAAGGTTTTGTTAGATAAGTAGAGAGCGAATCATCTTCATAAGTCTTATTTGTCCTTTACCTCAACGAGTTAGTCAATTCTCGTCGTTGTTTTTATAGTTTCTGGAAAGTAATATTGTCAGATACTTTTATTTGGAATCCACAATATTGGTTTCCTATTTCTGGTAATCAAAATTTAATTGGTACAATAAATGGTATTCAGATTGTATCTCAAGGTCAAATTCACTTAACTTGTTTTAATTGATTAAATACTTCTTTAAATACTGGGATTAATTTCTTAATCATTGCCCTAGTAGCTGTCCATCATTCTTTAGCCAATAGTTCTTTAGTATCTTTGAAAGTCATTTGTTATTTAGTTATTTTTATTGGTTTTTCATTCAATGATTACAATAGCGTTTTTCATACCTTGTAAGTATAAATCTGGATTTATATCTCCTGTTTTATAAGCAGCTATAAATCAACCTGTAAACCTTTCTAAACGAATCTCATCCAGTTCAGATAGTTGTTGTTTTTTTTCTTCACTCATCTCTATTTTGTTATTTTCTTTAATAAGTTCTCTATATACATTTGTAAATGCATAATTTCAATGTTCTTCATTCAAGAGTTCTACAATTTCTAAAATATTATCAGCTTCTACTCATAAACTTAATTGCTCTCTTCCTTTTCTAAAAGAAACTACATAATAGTATTTTTCCTTAGTCATATTTTTCATTTTATTAAATTTCTAACAGCCCCCAGGACCTCCTAGTGACTGTTAGATGTAATTACTTACCTCATTTATTGGGAGGTGTAATTACTTATAGCCACCAGGTACCCCAGTAACTATAAACATCTATATCTTACTCTATAAGTTCTAATAATCATAGTTTTCTTTGTTGTTCTCTTCTCCTCTCTTTAGCTAGTTTTAATCTTTCTCTCTCGTCTTTCTTCTGTGAGTTTATTTTTTCGTAATCTTTTTGCATATAATTATTTCTTTAGCTTTAAAAATTCTAATAACTCGTTCTTGTAATATCTTTCCATTACTGATCTCCATTTATCAATCAGTGTTATTCTAGCTGAACATTGTCTCTCTGTAAACTGTATATTTCTATTTAGTGATAATTCTATAGCTCTGTCTACAGCTTCTCTATATACTTTTTTTAATTCCTTTTTTGGTATAAAATATAGTTTCATTAGATTTATTTAATTAGTCCTGGGTTTTCGTAAATGTTTCAGATTACTTCAAATTCAGTTGCTTTATATGTTCACTCCATTCATCAATCGAAGTAAAATCATAGCACCTTCTTTTCTTTTACCTCAACTCTATAATCTCAATAAATCTCACCACTCATTCAAGTGTAGCCATTATAAGCCTTATTTACTTGTAATATGTCTCAAGTGTAAATATCCTTTCAGTTCTTGTCTTTTAGTCAGACATATTTACCTCTGTGTTCAAATGTATTAGGTTGAAACTTAGTATTTATAAGCCTAGACAATGTGTAAATTTCTGTAGTTCACAACCTTTTATTGTACAATCTGTATTTTTCTTCCTCAAGTTTTACATCTCATTTAATGTATCATTTACTATCCTGCCTTTCTATATTTTCTGCGTGTAATTTAGCGTGCTCTTTTTGATTTGTATAAATTTCAAGATTATCAATATCATTATTCATTTTATCTTCATCTTTATGATGTACTATTTCAGCTTTTAATAGAAGTCTTCATAGCTTTTCTTCCATTATAAGTCTGTGCTCTCTTACATATCATCTACTATCAGCGTTTGGGTGTCATTCTACTAATCTAATCCAGTATCAACCGTTGTTTTGTCTTCATTTAAAGTTATGTGCTCACCTTCAATCTCTTGGCTTATCTATAGTTTTAATTTCATACTCTTTTCAAGTTTCTATGCATTTTGCAGTAAATTTTATTTCTCTGTTCATATTATCTTATTAGTTTATAAAACTTCTTTGCATCTTTTAAACTTGATCCTGTATAGATAGTCTTCCACCAAAGCATAAAATATTTTATTTGTACTTTAAACTTTAATTTACTAGCTGTTAGTCTATGTGTTTTGGTTTGTTTAATTGTTTGCATTATTTATTATTTCTTAAACTTCTTTCCAGTCTTCTGCAAGTAAATCTGATTGAGAAGCTAGCCATCAAGGTTGCATATCTCAAGTAGCTGTTTTCATTCAAATACAATCTTGCATTGGATAGCTTCATTCTTGATTTTTATATAAAGCGTTTCAAGCCTTAATTAATACTAACCACATTCCTTTTCAATTCCAACCTTCTCTAGCAACGCTTTTTCATTCTTTAAGCCTTTTTAAAGCTTCTCCAAAGTTTAAGTTTGTAGTTTCCATAATATTTAAAATTAGTTAATTGTTTATTTAAATTAAGTTGTGTAGTAATCTACAAATAAATTTTGGCATTCTTATTTGAATAGCGTTACTCCAGGGGGCTTGTCTTCAAAATGACAAGTAGTGCCTATCACAATCTGCGTCAATGCACTCAATCCAGTGAATTAATTTTGTTTTGTTTTTCATAATATTTATTAATTAGAGTAACCTGCTATGGTTTTGGTTTCTTTATCTTCTTGCACAGGTGGCTTGTCGTAGATGCTCACTCCTCAATCAAGAGCTTGAAAAACTTTTCAAAGTCTCATAATTGAATCCTCTAAATGCCTGTAAGACAAAGTAAGATTTGCGATAACTTCTCATTTATCAGCATCTTCATTGTGTGCTACTCAGTATCAGTTTTCTATAACTGCATCCTTTGTAATCTTAATTTTTTCTCACAACTTTTTTAAAACTGCTCTGTATTCAGTAATTGTGGTTTCTAATGATGGTCACATAATATTTAAAATTAGTTATTAATTATTTTTAGAGGCTTACGCTTAACACCTCGTATGCTTAGACTCTCTTCCTAAGACAATGTTAAGTCGGTTTACAGCCCTGTTTAAATAGATAAGTGTAATGTGCAGGATTTTTCCAAGTGTCTAGCACTATCTTTCTCCACTAGAGTTAAAATTTAACTTTTATGATTGTTTATTTTTGTAAACAATTCTCTCATTGGGGTGAGGTAGAAATCATACTACCATATTTGTTGCACACTACACACAGCTATTTAAATTTTCTATTTTATTCCCTAAAAATGTAAGTTGTGAAGATTTATTTACAGATCTTTAGGCTATTCTGTTGGTTTGTCCGTCGACTGGTGTTTGTCTCGCCAAGATTATCACTACCATAAATCCAACCAGTAAGCTTAAAGCTATTCACAACCTACAGTTTTAAGAAACAAATTTAATCACTTTTATTTAAAATTAATGTAATGTGTAAATAAATACTTTAGCAATTTTATTGTGTCGTAGTTTCCTCAGTCTAAGTAAACTAAACCTTTTTTATTCCTTAATTTAACTCAAGCTCCTTGCTTAGTGATTCAGTTCTTTTTTGAAAACTCTTGCACACTTGTATTTCCTTCTGGTTTATTTTCCTTTATCTTTAAAACAATAGATACTATGTAAATTATTATCTCTCTATTATTGTAAATTCATTTGTCAAAATGGATTCAAGTTTTTGATTTAAACTCTTCTAGCTCTTTGTACATTTCTCTGTATTTTTCTTTGAACATTGTTTATTTAGTTGTTAATTACTTTTATACTAGTTATTTAATTTGTTTTGTAAAGTGTTTTTTTCTTAAATTAGGTTGTAAATATATTCAATACATTCTTCTTGCTGAGATTCTATCGGGAGTCTTTTTTTCTTCCAAAGCTCTAAAATAATATCTTCTGGTGAACTGTATGAAGTATCGTGAGGTGGACATATTACATCTGGATGCTGAGGATAACTATATTTTCAATCTCAATATTCCAATACATCTCAAATCATTACTAGGTGTCAGATTATTTTACCTGTTGAAGTAAAGTAATTTCTATCTTGAACATCTTCTCAAGTTGACCCATAAGATGTTTTGTAATAAATATGTCAATCATACTCTCTTGTAAATATTTTTCTTTGACAATCTGAATAATCTCAGTTATTTGGATTTATAAACAAACAACCAAAGCTCAATTCCTTATTTGCTATCTTTTCATAAATAGCATTTATCATTTCTTGTTTAGTCATAGTTATTTAATTTCTTTAATATTAATTTCTACATATCACTCTCATTCATAATGTATTTTCTCTAATCTTGTGATTTTGATGTGATGGTCTTCGAATCAAGGTATAACAGTTGCTAGGAAATCATTTAATCACTTAAGGTAGTTATCTACATCTTTAATCTTCTTAGTTCAGTTTTTATTGTAGATTTTAGTGTAGTAAGTGTATTTTGCTTCCATCCAGCTGTCTCCACTTATAGAATATTCTTCTCATTGTCTGTAGTACTCTTGGCTAGCTAATTCAATCCATTCTTTGTATTTCTCGCTCTTGTATCTTCTTCTTCAGTTCCCAGCGTAGAGTTGATTTAGAGTTACTGGCATTGGTAGTGTTAGTTTAATCATTTATTTATAAATTTTCTTAATATCATCAAAGTTTTCGTGAAAATTCGAATCTACATTTTTACACTTTCTGCATTGACTTATAACTACACATTGCATTTGATGAATTAATGTAAGTTCTTCATTACAATCTTCACATTTCATAAGACTAGGCTTATCATTTACAATAAGAGTATTTAATAACTTTATTATTTTATCTATTATTTTATTTTCCCCCATATTTTTTAGCTTAGTTTATCTTTAAAATGATTAATTAATTCCTCTAGTTTTGAATTGTAATACATTGTGAAGGTTTTAAACTCTTCCTTCGCACCTATATTTTAATTTAGTACATACTAAAGTAAATTAACTTATGTTAGTTTAATCATTTTGCTTGGTTAATAACTTTTCTAACTTTTTTAATAAAATATTAAATTTCTTAATATGTTCTTTACATTTTTTAATTGCAGGAACAGATTTTGCAAAAAACTTTCTCTCAATCTCTTCTATTTCTCACATTTCTTTATTCATATTTTTTAACTAAGTTTATCTTTATACATATTTATCAACTGCTCTAAAATGTGATTGTAGAACATCGTAAAGGTTTTAAAATCTTCCTTGTGTGATTGTTCCCAAACTTTAAATAAAACTCACCTCAAGCGTTGTGATGGTGTTTTTTGATCGCTTACATCTTCTGGTATATCTACACTTACAATCTCTTGGTTTATACTAGTAAATAATTGTGCTAAATCTTCTGTAGGTAATTCTCTAGTAACTAAAGTGATTTTAAGACTTCCGTCCTTCATTGTGCGAATTTGGTCTAATATACTATTTTTTAAGTTCATTGTTATTTAATTAGTTTTTTGGTGGTAATTCCACATACTTCTCGTGAGCCTTTAACTTAGTTATTTGCTCATTACTTATGTTTTTCTTTTCTCAATTAATATAAACAGATTTCCCATAAATCTTACCTTGCCAGTTGTCTACATCTTTTTGAGTCATTGTGTAAACTTCTTGTGGACTAGTAGATTGTGTAGTTGTTGATGTAGATTTAGTAGGTTTTAAACTATAAAGGAATCTTCAAATCCCCCAGCAAACACAGGCTCTTTTAAATGAATCACTTATAAGACCTTTTTCTTTCTCAATTTGAGATTCTGTTCCTCAATCCCATTTAGTGATCCATTCCTCTCATACCTTGATAGATACTCAAGCAAATAAACCATTCATAATGTCTCTGTATTCAACTTTCCAGTTTTCTGGTCAGCAAACTTCATCAAGTAAGTCTTGAGCTTGTCTGGCATCGATATAGGCTAATTGCATACCTCAAGGTCAAACTCTCATCTTGTAGTCCATTGTTTTTGTTAAATCTTTTAAGTTCATTTTATTTAGTTATTAGTAAATGTAAGTTAACTTATAGCCTAATTGAGTAAGTTCAACAATTTTGTTATTTCCGATGTTAGTAAAGCGAATGTCTCATTTGCCAGCTTTTTGTGCGAGGATAATCATAGTGTAAAATTAGTTTGTAAATTTTTAAAGTTTTCATTCTTTCTTAAGTAGGGCTATGAAATCATTAGTTATATCAAAAGCTAATCAAGTAATTTCTGCTTTAGATTGTTTTTGTACCCATTCTGAAGAACATAAGCCTCAAGCAACTTCCTTAAATAGTTCTAGGAAGTATTGGTTTTCGTTA